GCCCAAGCTTACTGGGTTACGGTCACGGAACATGCCCAAGATATTGGTATATGGCATTTACTGGTGCAGTTTTCATTGATGATAATGACGCAGTCGCTGTAGCAAACATGGCACAGGGCACACAGGCACATGAAAGATTGCAAAATCTAATTAAGAGCATGCCTGAGTGGCGGGCAGAAGAAGAAGAGATAATTAACGAGTATCCTCCAATCCGTGGATTTATAGACTTGATTATGGAGTATGATGGCGAGACCGTTATAGGTGAAATTAAAACAGCTAAGCAAGAGGTATGGGATACAAGACAAGCAGAAATGAAGTCTTCTCCTAATCATATGTTGCAGCTACTTACATATATGAAATTAAAGAATGCCAAAGAAGGCTTCTTCTTGTATGAAAATAAAAATACCCAAGAGGTATTAATAATACCAATTTCTATGAATGATAAGAATAAAAAGATTATTGAGGATGCTTTTCAGTGGATGAGAGATGTATGGGATAATTTCCAAAATGGATCTCTTCCCACTAGACCAGAAGGCGCAACTAAGTACAAGCTTCCTTGCACATATTGTCCTGTTAAAAAAGAATGCTGGGCAAAAGGATCAGACACTGGAGAAATAACAATAGATCTAATGAAGGTAGTAAAGTAATGGTGTGTTTAAATTCAGAATGTAAAAAAGAATTTATTGCAAAAACTCATAATCAAAAATACTGTTCAGATGAATGCTGTAGGGTCTCAACTAACAAAAGAATAATGGAAAAATATTACGAAAAAAAAGCAATTAAAAATGGTGCGCCTAGAAAGTGCAAGGGCTGCAGTGGCTTTTTAAGTAGATATAATGACCAGCCTTACTGTGCTAAATGTATAAAGTCTAAGAACTCAAAGTTTAAAAAAGATTTGATGGGTATTATAGATGACATTGGCTAGTCTTGTAAAAACAAAAGCAAGCAGAGTTTTAGGCATAGACGCTTCTACAAATTCCGTTGCATTTTGCCTTATGGAAAATGATACCCCTCTCAAATGGGGGAAGTTTAACTTAGTTGGAAACGATATTTATGAAAAAATATTAGATGCAAAAGTTAAAACATCTGCGATGCTAGATGAGCTCAAAGCTGACTATATTGTAGTAGAGGGCGCAGTTCTTGTTAGATCACCAGATGCTGTAATAAAACTATCTTATGTTTATGGTGTAGTTATTGCAGAGCTTATGTCTACTGGAGCCAGCGTGGTAACAGTTTCGCCAACAGCTTGGCAAGCTTATATAGGAAATAAAAATCCTACAAAAGAAGAGAAAGCGGCAATACGATTAAAGAGCCCAGGCTATGCAGACTCATGGTATAAAAATCAATTAAGGAATATGCGTAAGCAAAGAACTGCTGATTATTTTAACAAGAAGTACTCAATATCTTTGGAAGACTTTGACGTAGCAGATGCCTTTGGAATAGCCCATTATTCAAATCAGGTGCTTACAAAAAGATGAAGTTGTATCAAAATAAAGACTGGCTATACAATAGATACATAGTTCAGAAGAAAACAGTGGTAGACATAGCAAACGAGTGCTCAGTTTCGCATATGACTATTCAAAGGTATTTAGACAAATTTAAGCTAAAAATTAAAAGATAATTGACTTTTTAGTTGACTAGAAGTATAATTATTATATGAGTGAAATAGAGCCAGCAGTGCATTTTGATAAGATGAATAGGGTAGTCTCTGAGCTATTAAAAGGAAATTCTGCTACACAAATAGCCACCATAACTGGGTTTACAAGAAAAGAAGTCCTTGAGTATGTAGATGAATGGAAGTCTATTGTCCATAATGATACAAATGTTAGAGATAGAGCCAAAGAGGCTTTGCTTGGGGCAGATCAACATTACGATATGCTAATTAAAGAAGCGTGGAAAACAGTAGAAGATGCTGACACACAGGGTCAGCTTAATGTTAAGTCTGGAACACTCAAGCTTATAGCAGACATAGAGACAAAAAGAATTGCCATGCTTCAGTCTATCGGGGTTTTAGAAAATAGCGAAATTGCATCTCAAATATTAGAAACAGAAAGAAAGCAGGAGATGCTTGTTGGGATATTGAAAGAGGTAACTTCTGGATGCAACCACTGCAAGATAGAGGTGGCGAAAAGATTATCTCAAATAACTGGTGTTGTACAGTCTATTAATATAATTGAAGAGTCAGATGTCGTTTGATTTTTCAGACCTAATAGAGATACTAGACGGAGAAGAGTTTGAAGAGCGTCCAGTGGACCTTCAAACTTTTGTAACAAGCCCAGACTATCTTGGCTTGCCTCCACTATCTGAAAACCAGTACACTCTTATAGAAAGAAGTTCTCAGATATATAAAGAGTCTACCTTAATAAAACTTTATGGCGAAGAGCTGGGCAAAAAGATATTTAAACAAACCTGCGTTGAAGTTATTGCACAGCTAGGAAAAGGATCTGGTAAAGATTACTCTTCAACAATTGCAGTTGCATATATAGTTTATCTTTTGTTATGCTTAAAAGATCCAGCAGCATACTATGGAAAGCCGCCAAGAGATGCAATAGATATTTTAAATATTGCTATCAACTCTCAGCAGGCAAATAATGTTTTTTTTAAAGGTTTTAAAATGAGAATTGAAGTTTCTCCGTGGTTTGCTGGTAAATATACTGATAAAGCATCAGAAATTAAGTTTGATAAATCTATTACAGTTCATTCTGGCCACTCAGAAAGAGAGGCTTGGGAAGGATATAACGTATTAGTTGTTATCTTAGATGAAATTTCTGGTTTTGCAACAGAAAATACCAGCGGACACGATCAAGCAAAGACTGCAGATGCTATATATGATATGTATAGAGCATCTGTTGATTCACGTTTCCCAGATGTAGGTAAGGTAATTTTGCTATCTTTTCCCCGATTTAAAAATGATCCAATCCAAAAATTTTATGAATCGGTTATAGCCGAAAAAGAAACTATTATGAGAACAGAGCTATTAAAGCTAGACCAGTATCTTCCAGACGGAACTCCTGGAAATGAGTTTGAGGTTTCATGGGAAGAAGACCACATAGTTTCTTATGTTTATCCAAGAGTATTTGCTTTAAAAAGACCTACATGGGAAGTAAATCCAACAAAAAAGATAACAGATTTTACCGTTGCTTTTCATAAAAATCCACAGGATGCACTAGGAAGATTTGCATGCATGCCATCTGATGCAGTAGATGCATTCTTTAAGTCAAGAGAAAAAATTGAGAAGGCATTCAGCAAGGCTAATATAGCGGTAGACTCATTTGGAAGATTAGAGGAGTGGTTTAAGCCAGAAGAAGGAAAAGATTACTTTATACATGTAGACCTGGCTCAAAAGCACGACCACTGTGCAGTAGCAATGGGGCATGTAAATAAATGGGTTGACATAAAGGTAACAGATACATATAACCAGCCAGCACCTATTGTAGAGATAGATGCTGTTAGATTTTGGACGCCTACTCCAGATAAGTCTGTAGACTTCACAGAAGTAAAAGACTATATACTTTCCCTAAAAACTAGGGGATTTAACATAAAGGTCTGTACATTTGACAGATGGAATTCTCACGATATGATGCAGCAACTAAAAACATATGGAATTAATACAGAGATACTTTCAGTTGCAAAAAAACATTATGATGACATGGCTATGGTTGTATTAGAAGAAAGATTATCTGGTCCACACATACCATTATTAATTGATGAATTGCTTCAGCTTAGAATTATGAGAGATAAGGTTGATCACCCCAGAAAAGGCTCTAAAGATTTAGCCGATGCTGTATGTGGGGCTGTATATAATGCTATAAGCAGAAGTAGAATAAAGAGGGATGAAGAGATAAAGATTCATGATTACGAATCAATGAGTTACGACAATGACTTTGCTAACAAAAATGACGGTGAAGTTGAGTATGTTCAGAACATGATTCGTGCACCAAGAATGCCAGAAAGTTTAGCTAGATCTATAGAAAACATGGAGATAATATGAGCGAGTATCAAGAAAGAGCCAAGGGGTGCAAGTGCTGCACAAAGCACGTTCCTTTGCCAACTACACTAAAAAATTACAATAATAATATTTTGTGTCCAACTACATACTATAATGTAATTGAGTATAAAAGAATATGGGACTCTTATGGCTCTAGGCCAGCTGGTAGCATTAGGAAACATTTTTCTGAATATGTTCAGCAGATAGTAGAGTCTTCTATTGACACTCAGCACTAATATAGTACAATTAAGCATAGGTGCCAATAGCTTAGTTGGTTAAAGCCCCGAACTCATAATTCGGTAATCGTAGGTTCAAGTCCTACTTGGCACACAATGTTTTAAAGGAGAAAAAGATGAAAAAAGTAGTAATAGGAGACTCTCATACCTCCAAGCTAAGCTATAATCTTCCAGACATGCATATTAAAAATAATCAAATGCATGATCACATATTATCTAAAACATTTCTAGTTCAATATTTAACCAATAAAGATGGTGGTCAGCAAAAAATACATGATGAACTTACATATTATATAGAAAATGATATTAACATTACATTTTCAAGCCATCCAGGAAGATCAGCATATAATTTTAACTATGAAAAACATGAATATCTTAAAGACTTTAACAACTCTGAATCTTTGGTAATGCCTTGGCTAGGCTACATAGATGTAAAAAATTATTTACCACAATCAGATAAATATAAGGGCGCAGACGAAGTTGCAGAGCATTATGTAAATAGCACTATCAAAAAGTTTGACAAAGCAAATATAGTTTTTATAGAGCCTATACCACAATTCATAACAATAGTAACTGCTAACTGGGGTAATTTTGCTGATGACCCAGCCATAGAGTTTGAGCAAAGACATGAGCAGCACCTTTTATTTGTAGAAGCGCTGCAAAAGTATTCAAGAAAAAATAACTTACCAGATCCTATAAATATTCGTGAGGTACTTGGGTGCGATATGATTGACAGCACTATGCAGTATAAAAAGCCACTAAAGCTTTTACTTAACGATCATCTAATTGTTGACAAATATAGGCCAATATTACAATTTCTTTTAGGCTATAAGGTCTAAAGTAATGCCCTTGTAGCTCAGTGGATAGAGCAGCAGGTTTCTACCCTGCGTGTCGGAGGTTCGATTCCTTTCAGGGGTACTAAATAAATTATGACAAGGAGAATTAAAATGTTAAATGTAGATGACGCAAAAGGCGTTGTTGTAGTTGCTGGAGCTAGCTATGGGTCTGGTAGGCAGACAGCCATTAGGTTTGCAGAAGAAGGATTTAATGTAATTGCATTAGCAAGAACTGAATCTGCAATAAAAGATTTTCCCGATGAATATAAGGATAAAATAATTCCTTACAAGATAGACTTGTCAAATAAGGAAGAGATAATGGAGTTTGGAAACTATGTTTCTGAAATGAATATATCTATACTTGTAAACGTTGCTGGAGGGGGAATAGAGTTTGTTCCAGTGGATCAGTCAAGAAGTAATAGTCTGGAAGAGTGTTTTGACATAAATGTATTTTATGTGTTTAATATGTCAAAAATATTAATACCAATATTTAAGAAAAATAAAAAGGGGCACATAATAAATATAACTTCTACAGCGGCAGATAACATTTTTCCAGGAAGCAATACATACTCTGCAGCTAAGAAAGCTAATTCTGTAATAACAGAGTCATTAAGATTTGAGTTACACCAAGACAACATCCGAGTAACAGAAATTGCACCAGGAACAATAAATGGTAGGCAATACAGAGAAGTTGCATTGTCTAGCTCAGATGTAGCTGAGGCAGTATTTTGGGTTTCTCAGCTACCAGAAACAGTTAATATAAATAAAATAAGTATGGCTCATACAAGAAGTATAGATAGGCCATGGTAAAGGGAGAAAAATGTTTGAATATTATGTAAAAAAGGTAAGCAAGATTGTTGATGGAGACACAATAGATGTCGATATCGATCTTGGGTTTGATATTTCATTTAGTTCAAGAGTTCGTCTGGCAGGCATAGATACTCCAGAAAGCAGAACGTCTGACAAGTTTGAGAAAGCCCTTGGTCTTGAGTCTAAGTCATACCTAAAGAATGCAATTGAATCTGCAAAAACAGTTGTAATTAAAACAGAAAAAATGGATTCTTCAGAAAAATATGGTCGAATTTTAGGATGGGTATTCCTAGACGGATCAAGTATATCAATTAATCAAAAAATGATAGATGATGGATATGCCTGGGTATATATGGGAGACACCAAGGTAAAAGATTTTGAAGCATTAGCTAAGAAAAGAGCTAAAGCAAAAAAGTAGTTGCGTAAAAGCTAATACAAATGGTATAATTATTTAGTCATCTGCCAAACGGGGGTGACTATATTACTTGCTTAAAAGGAGAATAAAATGGTAACACAATTTGCTATGGATCTATTCAAGGATCCATTTTTTATTGGCTTCAACAGAGAGTTGGAGCGTTTCAATAGTCTTAGTAAGGTAAACAATACGGCATTCCCGCCCTATGATTTGCTAAAGCTAGACGAAGACAACTATCAGTTAACTCTGGCAGTTGCTGGATTCACAAGAGAAGATCTGACTGTATCAATTGAAGACGGAAGTCTTTGGATTACAGGTGAAATTACAGAAGTAACAGATGCAGAAGTTGTCCACAAGGGAATTGCTGCACGTAAGTTTACTAGGATTTTTGAACTAAGTGAATACATGGAAGTTTCTAGTGTAGAGCTAAAAGACGGAATGCTAAATATCCGTGTAGTTAGAAATCTGCCAAAAGAAAAGCAGCCAAAAATTCTAAAAATTAAATAACATCGAGACCTGGGTACGTCCAAAAACTGCCCTCTAACAGGAAGATTGATATGATTATTCAAATTATTGGACTACCAGGATCTGGTAAAACAGAATTAGCAAAGGCACTTAAAGAAAGAATAAATGCAATTCATCTTAATGCAGATGAGGTACGTGCAACCGTAAACTCTGATTTAAGTTTTACGCCAGAAGACAGAATTGAACAAGCAAGACGCATGGGTGAAATGGCTCGTTTAATTGCTAAGCAGGGAGTTGCTCCAGTAATTGTAGACTTTGTGTGTCCAACAGAAATGACTCGTGCAGCATTTGGTAAACCAGACATTTTGGTTTTTATGGATACTTTAGCAGAGGGTCGTTTTGAGGATACAAATAAAATGTTTGAGCGTCCAACCAGTTTTGATGTTTCTTTTATTAGTCATAACCTTAATGCTGGAGCAAAGTCATCGCATATTATCGAAAAGTTTGGATTGCATGATTGGTCAGCTCCAACAACACTGATGCTTGGCCGATATCAGCCATGGCATGAAGGGCACCACGCTCTTTACAAAGAAGCGGGAAAGAGAACAGGACAAGTACTTCTTGGAGTACGCAATACATACAACACAAGTGAAAAAGATCCACTTAAGTTTGATCAAGTAAAAGAATACATAGCCAAGGATGAATTTATGGATGGCGCATTAGTACTAAGACTACCCAACATTACTAATATTGTATACGGAAGAGATGTTGGATATAAGATTGAGCAAGTAGATTTGGGGGCAGACATTCATGCTATTTCGGCTACTGAAAAACGCAAGCAGTTGGGTATTTAATTATTTAGAAGAGTCTGGCCGCTTAATGAACGAAGCGGAAGAGCGAATAATGTTTGGGGACAAAGATGAGCGTAAAGAAAAGTAGATCTTTTGCAAAGTCTTTAACCTGGAGAGTTGTAGCACTAGTAACAACATTTGTAACTCTTTATGCTCTGAGTAAAGATATTAATATGGCCACACTTGCTACAGTAATAACTAATGGGGTTAACTTTGTAGCTTACTACTATCATGAAAGAATTTGGAATTCGGTTGGCTGGGGCAAGGAATGACGGTAACCAGAGCAAGATCTTTTGTTAAAGCTCTTAGTTATCGTATATGGGGGACCCTAACATCTGTTATTGTTGCTTATGTAATCACTAAAAACGCCAGTCTTTCTATATCGATTGCGTTTTGGGAAACGGTAGTTAAAGTGTTTGTCTACTACGCACATGAGCGTGGATGGAACTATATACAATGGGGAAGAAAGTAATGCCTGTATACGAATACAAATGCTCAGAAGATGATGCACATGCAACCATGTCTGTTAATAGATCAATCATGGATGCAGATCCAGGTTACACATGTGTTGAATGTGATTCTGAAATGATAAGACATTTTACCCCATTTGGTATACAATTTAAAGGTAATGGATTTTATAAGACAGATAATCCTAAATAGTTAAAGTGGTATAATTAACTAAGTAAACAAATTGTTTATTTAGGAGTTATAGTTGACTAGGACTAAAGCATGGAGATTATCATTAGCCACCATTTTAATGTTTGGATGGGTATTTCTTACTCCTGCCCACGGAGATGATCCACTTAGCCTAGCCGCTCAAGAAATAGAAGAGCTTAATAGTAAGGTATCTAATTTAGTTTATCAAGATGATTTTATAGATCTTATAGACATAGCAGAAAATAAGTTTGCTTCAGCCACAAATGCGAAGGAACTTAAAGATGATGCCTATGATGCCCACGAAGATGCAGTAGAAGCAGAAGCCACAGCCTTAGAAGCAAAGAACCTTGCCCAGTCAAATGTGGATGGGCAGACAGCCACAGTAGCCTTGGCCCTTGAACATAAAGACAATGCTCTTGAAGAAAGAAACGATGCACAGGATGCTCTCAGCATAGCCAATATTAATGTTCAAACCACACAATCTAATATGCAGAGTGCTGGGGGAACAGGTTTGGCATACACTGTTTATACTCTTGTTAGACAAGGTAATGTCGCTACCCCAGGATCTGTGCTTTGTTCTGGCACTTGGAACTCAAGTCACATGCAACTACCAGTTTGTGGTAACAGATACGAAAACTTTATAGTTAAGTTCACTGGTCAAATAACAGTACCGTCTTGGTTCACATCAACATATTTTGCAGGATATACAGATGATGGATTTAGAATGTATGTAGACGGAAATCTTGCAATAGATCAATGGATAGAGCAAGGAACTACCTGGAGCGACTATTCACCAGTATATGATGTTAGCGAAGACAAAACATTGAGTGTAGAGATTTGGTGGTATAACGGAGGAGGCCCAGGATCTTATCATCTTGGATGGGCAATTCCTGGAGGCTGGACTGGAGCAGGATGCGACTATGCTGGAGATCCACGAGTATGGGGACAAAACTTTAGTTGTAATCTTAATACATTTTCTTCTGGCTCAGGACCAACACAGGAACAGACCAATGCTTACAATGATGCTGTTGAAGCACAGTCTATAGCACAAACAATCTATAATAATAAATTAGCAGTATATAATGACAAACTAAATGTTTACAATCAAGAAGTACAAGTCTTACAAAATCTCACATCAAACCTCACAACAGCAATTCAAAACCTAACAATCGCACAACAAAACCTAACATCTGCTTTAGAATTAAAGAATAATAGAATCAACACATATAATCAATCTATAATTGATTTAAATGCTGCTATTGAAGATGCATGGACTTATTATTTTGAGCAGTCTGAAAGAGAATTGAACGCAGCAATTGCACAAGCTGCAGCAAACGCTGCAGCAAATCAGCCAACACCAGAACCAACACCAGAGCCTACTGAAGAACCAACATCTGAGCCTACTGAAGAACCAACATCTGAACCTACTGAAGAACCAACACCAGAGCCTACAGAGGAACCAACATCTGAACCTACTGAAGAACCAACACCAGAGCCTACTGAAGAACCAACACCAGAGCCAACACCAGAACCAACACCAGAGCCAACACCAGAACCAACACCAGAGCCTACTGAAGAACCAACATCTGAGCCTACTGAAGAACCAACATCTGAGCCTACAGATAATGTTGAAATTAAAGATGAAGAATTAGCAGCGCTTATTCCTGAAAAAGGAACTGGAACATCAGAAGATCTTTCTGGGGTCATAGCTAATTTAACAAGTAAAGATAATAAATTAGTTATACTAAGTCCTGAACAAGTTTCTGCAATTAGCCAAACATTAACTGCTTTAACAAAAGAAGCAAAATCCGAGGTTGCAGAGAACCTTGGAATTAAATCTTCAGATGTATCAGCAATTGCTGAAGCAATGAAAAGCAATCCAGAATTGGCCACGGCATTTGTAGAATTTGAAGATAGAGCAGCGTCAGCAGGAGATACGAATATGCCTTATACTTTAGCAGATGCAACAACAGAGGTTCAAACAGAAGCATTTTTGGCGGATCCAATAGGAGCTATATTGGATATAGATTTTGAAAAAGTTTTAAACCCTTCAGAATGGGGTAAAGATATGACAGATGACCAAAGAGAAAAAGCGCAGGAAGTTGTAATACCAGTAATTATCGCATCAAATATTATTGCAGCTGCAATGACTAGGAGGATATAATGAAAATAATCAAGGCACTATTTAAATATATATGGGAAGTAATCAAGGAAAGTATAGCCCAAATATTCACCCTATTAGGATTCTTTATTGCTTGGCTAACCCTAACTGGATCAGCTCAGCAGGTAGTTGGAGTCGCCACTTTGATTGCCACAGCAATATGGCTTCTAACCATACCACTACGAAAAGAGGACTAATAGTGTATAATTATACTATGAGG